ATTTTTAGGTGTTACAATTTGGTCTCTCCAAATATCTTCAGTTTCCAGTTCCTCTATAGTCGTTATATGTTTTGCAGGGTATTGCATTATTAAATAGTCCAACCATACAGGGTCTACAGTATCAGGGTTAACATAACTTGGTCTTACATAATGATTTAAACCTAAAGTGTGGCCTAACTCATGTGCAAACAAAAACCCTAAACTCTCCAAATCATTTTTATTATAAATATTCTTATAAACATTAAAAACTAAGTGATTAAAACGCTCTGCTGTTGCCTGTAAACCACATTTACCCATGTCTTTGTCGGCAATTAATAGGCAATCAACAGCATCTGTTGGAAAGGCAACAAGTTTAAAATTGTTTAAAGCAACATGTCTGTCAGCCTCTGTAGGTATAGATGTAAACTCCTCATAGTCTTTAAATTCAATATCAATTGGCTGAGATTTATATGCTAATTTTACATACTTTTTAATAAAATCTAAATCAAATCCGGCTCTGAAAATACTGCAGTCATCACTATTTTTTAAAATTGTTTCATGTAGCCAAAGTTTAATTTTCATTTTTCCTCCTTTATTTACGCCACCCACTGAAATGTTAATTGTATTTTTTTAAAACTTCCTCCAGCAGATGCAGATTTTGCAAGCCATTGGAGAGTGTCTCCTGAAGACAGTTCAATAAAAAATTCATAACTAAATCCCATATTTTTACCAGCGATTATTTGTGCAGTTGAACTTTCACTATTGGTAATTTCTGTAGTATTCTTCTTTAGCTTTATATACATACTTGAATAGCTCGCTGAATGAGTTACCAATCCATGAAGAGCCACTCGCAATTTTCCGCCTCGTGCTGCAGTAAATATCCTTGTACTGGTACTAAACTCTGTTCCACTGCCTGACTCTTTTGAATATGTTATTGTTAAATTACTGTAGGTTGTTCCAACTGTAGTATTAATCCAACCTGTACTCATATGTTCGTATGTTAGAGTCCCCCCCCCACTTGAAGGTGTTGTTGGTACATATTTACTAGTAGAAGAAGAAAATGCCAACACTTGTCCGTCAGTTGGGGCAGTTGTTGAAACATCTTTTCCTTGTATTTTCAATGCGTTCCCTATTGTTGGATGGGTGTGGTTTCCCTCTGAAACAGTCCCTGCTGTTGTACCTAAATCTTTATTAAAGCCTGTATTTTTTGTAAAAGCAGGCTCCTTACCGTTCCAGGTTGCTATCTCTAAATCTGTTACAAATCGGTTACTTGAATCTTGGACAATTATTGATGGGGGGTGTGTTGTCGGGTGAGAATAGTTGTTGGCAGAATCATCAATTCCTGAAAGCTTTGCCCTTTCTGTCTCTGATATAATAATACCGGATCCACTATTTGAAATTTCATCTAATTCCATTTTATTATTATGTTCATGTTCTTTGCCTTTTGATCCATATAAATCATTTAAAGTGATAACACCAGTTCTTCCATCCACTGATTTAACCACATTACTAGTTTCTACGAACACACGTGCATCTGTCAAAACAAGACCAGAACCATCTGTTTCTCCTGCAGGAACAGAGATAGAACATAATTTTAAACCGTCTGTGACTGTTGGTTCAACCGGTGTTGCTGCAGCTTCACCCTGGTTTAAAAAAACCCCTTCTTTATTTAGAAAAATAACATCTATTCTTGGATTTGAAGAGTCTCCTGGATTAACTGTAAGAATATTTTCTGTGTCCAATACAGTCACTTTGGACCCTTGAAAAAGAGCAACGGACTCAGATTTTAAAACATAAGTGCCAGTTTTGGATACAGTAAGATCCATACCTGTGTTTGAGAATAGAAACCCCTCAAACACACCATCATCATGCAATAATGCCACTGCATTTTTATAATCTAAAGTTTTCATTTGTGTTTGCAACTGAACGTTGGTTGCAAGGACTTGTCTAAGTTTTGCAGATATATCCTGAGAATATGATTCTGATGCCATATGTTGCCTCCCTCCTTATTTTGTAAAAGGTGTTTGAGCTGGGTTTGATTTTTTCATTATATTGGTTTCTGCCATAATACGGTTCAAAATCACTACACAACCTATTCGTGCAGGCTCAGAAAGAGAAGGTAACAAACCATTTACAAGCTTAAATAACTCGTCACATGCTTTTTTATAGTCTTTAATAGGTTGCTCTGTTTTTGTTTCCAGTTTTTTATTTTGGTTTTCTTGCTTATTTGTTTTTTTCATATATTCCTCCTTTTGTTGAATATATTATGCAGCACCAACAACCAAACCATTTTTCACGGTAAGTGAAGTGATGCTTGTTAAATCGATTGTCTGTGATATCCCCTTTGTACCATCTGCAGACATGTAACCCAATGGCTTAATAAAGCCTTCATCTGCGGTTCCTAAATTAAAATCAAGTAAAGTTACTGAATCTGTTATATTTACTAAACCATAAATACTTAAGCAGTATTGTTTCCATGTTAAATTATAATAGTCCCACTCGAACAAACCGTATTTATTATATTCAGTTTGACGTAGACCATTTCCTATTGTCAAACGGTCTTTTTTCATTACACAACTAGTTGGCGTTGTGTATGCAGTATAATAAACTCCAATGCTATCTTCTGTAATTTCGACGTAATCGTTTGAAACTTGGGCAGTACTCCATTTGCTTGTTTGTGGGCTAAAAGAAGCATCAACCCGAATTGTTCCGTTAAATCTGGCAGAATTAACAAGCATATCTCCATGTGGATTTAAAGTAAAAGGAGCTGTTCCAAAATTTACAGCACCTATCCAAAAATTACCATCCATATCAAACCTTGCTCTTGCAGGATCTGTATCTAATGGATTTGCACTGCAACCTAAATACACACCGGTTGCTATTGTTCCATATACTGGATGTTCTCTTGTTGGAGTACTGCTATTTATTTCAAGTGCAGCTCCAGAAAATATAATGTTTGAGATTATAGTATCTGATTGTAACATCCCTCCATCAATTAAAGTAAGAGAGGCATTTATATTTTCCACTAAATTTTTTCCATTTGTAAATACTGTAAAAGCTGAAACATTTAGCTGATCTGAGTTAAGATTAATTACTGATCCATACCCTGTACTACCTAATGCAATTTGTGAAATATAACCCTCAGTATTGGTTTTGAGAACTAATGTTCCATCCATTGCCTCAATCATGGCATAATTCCCCTCAATATTGCCTGAAAGCAATCTGAAGGCTTTTGTTTTAAGAATAAATGCATTATTTTCTAATTCATAGTAAAGTTTAGTCCTATCTAAGAAAGTATCTATTGTCCCAGTAATCTCGTCCATGTGTGCATTTAGGTTCATCAACATTTGGAGATATGAAATCTGCTCCAAGTTTGACAAAAGACCATCTCCGGAATCTGCAGAATGCAACATAAATTGAGGATATAAAGTGCCTTCAACAAACATAAAACAGTCAAAAACACCTGTTCCTTTAATATACATTCGTACAAGCTCTGTTCCTGCAGGAACAGTAAGTTTGTGCTTGTTAATAAACCATGTTGTTTCTCCTGCTGTGCCCAAAAATTCTTCAGTTCCGAGAGAAACATGATTACCATCCATATAATCAAAAAGTATAATTGGATTATCATATCTAATAGAATTCTTTTCAGCCCATGTACACCAATAGCTTAAAGTCATATACCTTGCAGCGTTTTTGGGTTGAATAATTATATCCTGACCACACAACAAATCTTCTGCATCCTTAAAAAGTGAATCAGGACCATAACCCCATTGTGATTTTTGAGACTCTGGCAATGAAATTACAGAGACAGAAGCACCGGAAAAAAAATTATCAAATTTTGTATAAACTTTTCCATTTACAGTGGTGGTATAGTTATATAAGACACCACCATTTAGGATTTTATTTTTGGAGTTACTTTGTGCAATATCATTATGTGTTACAGCTTCATATAGACTTTTAGATAATTCTAAAGATGCAGCAGATTGTGAATACACTCCTTTCAGTGTCTTAGCTTTAGCGTAAATAGTTATACTTTCTGCAGTGGATTTTTGAACAACGGTTAAAACATTACTTAATGAAGTTGCCAACTTTCCGGATGCATCATTTTCCCAATCGACAGGATTGGAGGTTCTCAATTCATAATAGCCGGAGTAATTTGGTAATTGATTTATTTCTGCAATGATTGTTAAACCATCATAAACACAACCAGGCTCATTGAAAGTTACATTTGGAGGAGTTACAAAAGGAATTGAAATAGATGCTTTTGGGCTTTCAGGAATTGACGCAATCCATGCTGGATTACTGTTTGAAACTGCTACAACAGCAATTGAATAACTCTTCCCTTCTGTTAAATTATCAATTGAGATTGAATTATTTGGAGTTTCTCCAACTTTTTGGTAATCCTTCATGCTGTCAGATTTGAGCCAGATTTGAGCTTGTTTGAAATTTACATCAACTGGCTTTGTAAAATCAATTTTAAGCTTAGGTAATTGAAACCCGGAATCATCTGTTCTGTTAACAATAGATAAAGTTAAACCAGTTACAGGATTGCATTTTGTGACTTTATCAAAGGAAGGTGGGTCATAAGTGCCAATTGTAACAGAATGTATATCTGGAGAGTGATTTATTGCAGTAATTTGGATTTCATCATTTTGTCCATACGCAATACTTATAATCCGGAATAAAGGACCTGCATCCACTTTAACGCCATTTGCATCATACCCCCAACCTGGTAGTTCATGTGAAATATTTACAATATTTAAAACATCAACATTTAAAGCTGCTATAGTTGCCTTAAAAGAAACCATCACCTCTGCTTTTCTTGAATGTTGCATCATTTTTTGTACTAAAAATTCAGCTTGAAACCTTCTGGATACACCTGGCAAACTTACCTTTAAGGGATTATAAGGTTCTGTTGCTTTATCCCAATCATCTGCAATTACTTCAATCTCATCATATTCATAATCTAAATCTCTATTTCTAAACGTTGCAATAATATGGGTATATTTACCTTCAACAGGTATAGGTTCAATTGAAATTGTTTCTTGTTGTTCCGGAGGCATTCCATCTTCACTAATTGCAGGATTAACCATAGTAGTCATATCAAATTGAAATGTAGAAGCCTCATCTTTGTCAATAACAAGAGAATACACACCAAAACTTTCTCTTAAATACATTCCGGAGGCTGTGCATATTTGTTGAATAAATTCTTCAGCACTATTGTAATTATCAATCACTAAATCGCATTTAATATCATTATCATCAAAATATGTTGCTGCATCAATAAAAGATTGAATATCAAAAGCATCAGCAGGAAAAGGGTCATAAACATGATTTTTAAGTAAATAATAAATATGCCATGCAGGATTCCTACTATACCCAATTGTTGACACAGAAGGAGTTGAAAAAACCTCTATTTCCTCACTGCCTTCAGTTTCTATTTTAAAAGTAGGCATGCGATAATTTAATTGTGAATTGGCTATAAAATAAAACTCTATTTTTGCAATTCCTCTAAAATTGTAATGATCATCAGAACCTTCTTTGTGGTATGCCAATCTAAGTTCATCTAAATACTCATATTCATCTAAAACATCATTGTGATTAATAATTGCAACTTCATATTGTCCGGGTTCTAAATTGTCTTTAACTAACCACTCCCATTCTAATTTACTATTTGAATTTGCAGTTTTAACTTTGGTAAAACCCCAATTCCAATTAGTTTCTCCAACTTTTCTGTAATAAACAGAAATCCTTATAGAATGTTCTTCTAAATCTCCTGTCTCTCTATTTAAATACCCTAATGCGTTCATTTGGAAAGCAACAAAAAGACTTGTAGCATCAAGAACAGGAGATTGATAAATATAAGCATTATCCAGCTGTAATTGATATTCAGGTTCATCTCCATCAAAACCTGTGTCAGGGTCAGGGTCTGTTCCATCCGTAAGACCACCATCTCCAGCATCTTCAATAACTTTTGGTTGAACAACAATGTCCTGAGAACCATCAGGAGAAGAACCGGATACAACAGCACCTCCTTCCTCAATTAAAGTATTGTCAACTGTTGTCTCATAAGCGCCTCTAATAAGAGATTTCCCAACACCGGAACCTTCAAAATAATCCGGATTATCCCAAGTTTGGTCTTTGTCTCCAAGCCAATATTGATAACCTTTTTTGCCTGTTAATAACTCCCAAGGAATATCATTAACCCATATCCTCTTAATACTTTTAATTTTCCCAAGAGCAAGAGTAATCCCAACAGCAAGGACAGAATTATTGTCTACAGCAGGAAGCCTTTCCCAATAGTGCCTATTCCCTGCAACCATATGCTCTCCAAGATCAATTGGAGCAGGTTGTCTTTTATCTTCACTATTTTTTAATCCATTATAGCTATATACATTGGACTGCTGAGCAGGGTCTGTTTCTCCATAATTAAGATTACCAAAGGAAGGTGGGTCTATTAACGCTCCTACAGAGGAGCCAATGCTGAATCCCCACGCAACAGCTATACCCCAACCACCGGTGGCAAAACCAATAACAGCTCCTATTATTCCACCAATTAAACTTCCGGTTGATGACATATCTCATACACTCCTATAATATGTTTTAGATACCTGGAATAAGAACTTCTTACCGGTCTATCTAAAGTTGTGTGGATAATCATTCCATCTCCTTCATAAATGGCAAGATGCAATACTCCTTTTATTTTCATCACAACCAAGTCCCATTTTGAAGGTTCAATACGTTTCTTTTTTTTGCTGAAATAAGAATTTAAAATGTCATTCCAACAAGATCTATCTATTGGCAAACTTTCAAAAGGTCTTTTAAATTCACACCCTTTTACAACCTCAAAAACATCACAGACAAATAAATAACAATTATATGGGCATTTAATGTCATATCTAAAAGACAACATATCAATCATGGCATCCCCCCAAAATTGTCAAAATTACCATAAGATTTACATGTTGCTTTTTGTCTATCACAGGATGTTTCAGGACCGGCATATCTACAAATATCATCCTTAAAATCATGCCAACAGGTTTCTCCGTGTGAAGGCATCCTAAAAGGTTTTTTTAATATCTTGCCTTTACCTTCTACTGTTAATGTGATGGTCATTTCAGTCATTGGAGATTGTGTTACTGTTCCTTTAAACCACAAAGGAGGTGTAATGGTGGTTAAATCTCTAAAAACCTTGTAAACCTCAACTGTCTTCCCCAGTAATGCACCGGCTGCAAATAACTGAATACCAAATTTCGTGACATTTGGTATTGTTATTGTGATTTGTTGCGTACCACCTTCCTTTGTTGTTGTTACATCACTTACAGCAAATCCCATTGACTTATACAATTCTCCATTAATAGTGTGATCTTCTAAAGCATCAATAAATTTATGAACCGTTGTTTCGTCTTCATAAAACTTTATCAATGTATTAGGTTTGTTTCCTACTTTATCTTTTTCAGATAAATAAGAAGAAGAAAGTGTCATGATGTCACCTCTACAATTGCAATCCCACCATTATAAAGTTGATACTCAAATTGCTCTCTACTCATCTTGTTTGTTCCAAACCGTACTGTATGAGTCTCACCTTCATATATAAAATAAAAAGCCTCAAAGCTCCCCTTCCTTGCCTTAAAGAAATCCCATGCTTGATTGGCAGCAGTTTTAACAACATTTTTCATTTCCCATTTCCAAGCACTTCTTGAACTATCACTTTTGAGTCGTCTTTGTTCTTTACCAAGTTCTCCTGTATTGGAGATCAATACATCAAAAGCAATCTCCTCTGAAACTGAATAGTATGGATTAAGAGGAAAAGTTTCCATTTTACGTTCTCCTTAAGCCTTTTTTTATAATTGATTCTCTACCCTTAGTAATATCTCCCTGCACAATATTCATCACTGCACCTGGATATTTCTGCAAATATTTACCAGTTTGATTAGGGTCTTGAACTACAATAGTCACAATATTCACCTGTTCTTGTTTCCTGCTTTCAATATCAGAAGCATAATTTGTAATAGGTGTTTTATAAGTTGAATTCTCACTATATGAGGAAGAATAAGAGGAAGAGGCAGATGGCTGATTATATGCAGAATCCAATGCACCAAGAGCCGGTGCGGAAACAAGTGCCATTCCTGCAAGCATGGAATACTTTATTGCAGCATCTTTATATCTTTCTCCTCCAAATAAAGCATACTCTGCCCAAGAATAAAGTGCCTTTAATCCGGCATCTTGTACAATATATCTTGCCATTTGAGAAACTGCAGAGGCTAAGGAACCTATGATCCCCTTAAAACCCCCTTCATGACTTGCCAACATGTCATACAAAGCGCCACCAACTGCATCTGCCATTCCACGGTATATATTACTTACCATATCAGCTTGTTCCCCAAGAGCCTTTATATAAGAATCAGGCATGGTTGGAGCTTGGGAAGTTGTTTGGACTGGTCCTGGTGTTTGATTTGCAAAATCTGAATAACCTCTATCGGCAGTTTGCACAGGAGAAATATTTGCAGCATTTATTCTTGCTGCTGCAACAGCAGCATTTTCTAAACTTTCTGCCATTCCTGAAGCGTTTTGTTTTGAGTTTGCCAATGCTTCTCTTACTTTATCAAGCTGTTTTTGAAGGGTCTCAGCACCTTTATCTGTATTTTTTATACTATCTAAAATTCGTTGTTGTTCTTTATATAAAGCTATTGAAGAGTTTTTGGCAGTTTCAAGTTTTGTCTCTAATTTTTCTATAAAAAGTTGATGTTGCTCAAGTTGCTCAAGTGTTTTAAATGCATTATTTTCTACATTTTTTGCATAAGCTTCTTTGGCTTTTGTTAAACGATGTTCCAAATCAATAATTTTCAACTTACTAAATGCCTTTTGAAATTGGTTTATCATCAGAGTCCACCCTTGGATTGCCTTCATCACATACTCCCCAAAAGTAACAATCCCTTTTCCAAGTGAAATAGCTGTATCTGCAATAGTCAAAAAACCATTTGCAATTGTATCTTTGCTTTTAATGACAGCATTAGTTAAATTAATTATTTGAGTTTTAAGCTTATCTATAAACATATTAATTGCAGGTGCCTTGGCAAGAGTTCTCCCCACTTCGTCCCACATATCTCCCCAAAGGTCTGATACTGCTTGAATCTTGCCTGAAAAGGAAACCGCAAAAGCGTGTGCAGCACCACCGGTTTTTTTGGTAACTGCATCTAAAACTGCAACCAAACCCTGTGTTTGATATTTTGCTTTATCCACATAAATACCGTATCGCTGTAACATAGTTAGATTCCCAGAGAAAGCTTTTGCCATGTCCAATGCAGCAGAAGGTACTGATTTGCCTATGGATTTTGCATAATCTAAAGTCACCAATAAAGCTTTTTTCATATATTTTTCTGAAACACCGCCAAAGCGAATTAATGTATCCTGTGCTTTTAAAATAACTTCATCTCCAACAGCAGTATAAGCCTGTAGTCCGGATGCCAATTTTAAATATCTTTCATACAAGCTTTTTGTGTATTCCCCTGTTTGTATCAATGCTGCTCTCATCCTTGTTTCCGCATCTTCTTGTATTCTATAAGACCCTATAGCCTTTGCAGAAATAGCCACAATTCCTGCTCCAATTGCTGTAAAGGCAATTGTTGCAATTTTGGCAGCATTTTTTATTGATGCAAAAGCTTTTGTTGTGGCACTTCTGAATTGAGATAAGCCCCTACTGTAATCATCTTTAAATTTTCCTCTAACAGTTGCAGTAACTGTCCTGTCCATTGCAGAAGCATTTACAGCCATTTTTAACCTCCCAAACCGCTTAAGCTTATTTTTTTTATTTCATAAAATCGGTCTATTATGACCAATGTTTTCCAATCCTCTAAAGAAAGACCTAATTGTTTAATATCAAATCCGGAGTTCCTTAAATCTCTTATTTCCATTAAAGTTGAAACATACTCAAGAAAAACATCATTATATTTTTCAAGTACAAGTGTAGTTTTACAACGAGCACAAGTTGCAACAGGGTCTTCTACATCATTGACTGCAGTACAGGAATTACACTTATCAATATAAGCGTAATCCTCTGACTCCAAGAACTCCGAAATTAGTTTCCCAATTCAATTTCCGGTTCTGAAAACCTTCCTGCTAAAGATACTTTCCAATTGGGTGGCAACAAATCTTTCCATCCCTCAACCTTATTTGTCAAAGGCAACATTTTACCGCCTGTTCCTTCATATTCCACATTTTCAACATCTAGCAAAATCAGATCAGCAAATTCAATAGCCGCTTCAATTGATTTGTCTTTAAGTTTGCCTCTTTTTTTTGTATCAAACCTTGCTTTTAAAAACTTTTGTTGCTCAATTGCTGTTGGTTGCTTGCAAATTAAAGTTACAGTTTCATCTCCAACATCTATTGTAAATTTTATGCTTTTAGTTAGTTGTACAGCCACATGTCCCTCCTATAAGATTTGTGCTATTTTGTTAATAATCCTTACATAAACTGCATTATCAGGTGATGCAAGTAATTCAATTTCAGATCCTACTTTCATCATTCCATCATCTGTTCCTTTTTTAGCTGCAGCATATTTACAGCGTGGAAACAAGAATTCAACAGTGTAATTGTAAGTTCCTTCGATTGTCGTTCCAACGATTGGAATAATTAATGCAAATTCAGTTCCTGCTTCTAAGTCAGTCTTATGGCTTTCATCATCAATTTCAAATTCAGCTTCAAGTTTGGTTGTAAGCCTTCCTTTTGCTCTTATTTCAGTCGCTGCTTTAGAATTGTCCCCAAAAGCAAATTCAGGAGTTGCTCCATTATCAAAATTAAATTTGAAATTTTTTAATTTAGCTTCGAGGGCAGTTCCACCTGTAATTGTTTTTGCTACAGGATCCCAAGTCCCTCCTTTTCTCAAATTCACATCTGAATAATTCAGATAACTTTCAAGTACTGTAGAAGGTTTTGTGTATGTCCCGCTTGCTTCAATCGTTTCATTTCCAAGACCAAGAAGATTTGCCACCATTTCAACATGTTCTCCTTTTTGTCCACTGATTTCAATTGACTTACAAGCAACACCTTTGTATTCCTTGTCTGAAATTCCATCATTCTCCCGAATTGTTCGAGTGGGCAATAGGATGCCTGTATCGTCATTTAAATAAGTAATTAAATGTTCCCATGTGTTTGGGGCACCTGTGGCATCTGGTTGTGAAGACACAACACTCCCCATTGCCATTGCAAGAAAAAAAGCAAGATTTTGTGGCATTGCTTTTTGTTTGTGAGACCCAGCCAGTTTATACCTTGTTATTTCACTCTTAGAGGAAACTCTTTGCCCGGTTACTTCATCATCGTTCTTGTAAGTTTTATCTGGTTCACGGTCCAATGGGTCACCTGCAAAGGCAAGAGAGATGTCAACAGTTGCTGCCAAACCCTGTGTTGTTTCTGCAGACTTGGAAATACCACGCCATCCGGTAATATTGGTTTTCATTTATAACCTCCCTTATACTTCCTCATAGCATTTAATAACCATGCTTGGTTGTAGGACAGCAAACCACCTTTCACCATCCTGCACCATCTGCACAACATCATTATCAAAAGAATACACAAACCTATTAAGTCCAAAAGCTCCTGTATTACCTCTATGTTTGTCTGCAACACCTTCAATTTTAGAAATTATATTATTGCCTGATTGCCTGACTACTTCTCTATCTGTTCCAGATAAAATACATAATAATTGCACTGGTTCAATTCGCTCTATTTCAGAAACAGTTGACATCCCTGAAGGTCCTGCAACAATCTTACTCTGTACTATAAGCACAGGTAGCTCCGTTGCCTCATATTCTCCAAGTATAATTTTTTCAGGAAGTCCTTTTCTAAAGGTCTTAATGTCTCCTGTTAGTTCCGTTTGAAATGTTGATAAAATCAAATCTTCAAAAGCGTTATAATCCATTTCAGTCCCCTCAGATTTAGCTTGTATGCTTGCTCCAAATACTTGGAAACAAGAAACTGTAAGTAAAATAATTATTAATTTTTTCATATCTCCTCCCTATTTAATTGAGATATCCCTTTCTTCCCGGATAATTGCAAATATTGTGTTATAGTTTTCCTCTAAAGCTTCTTTAAAAATGTGATACCCCACTGTCCCTGGATGATTTACTTTTTTAGCAAAAACCACCGTTCCATTGCTTAAAGTGAACATAAGAGATTGTTTGTTTTTTGGTCTTATCTCATGTGGCTTACTGCCTCCTTCAATTGTAGGAGCGTATTTAATATGTGTAAAAACACCGCCATTGTAATCATTAACTCCAACTTGAACCGTAAAAGGAAAAATTGATCTTCTTAATGTCCCTGTCTTAATAAGCCCTTTGTCTGAGATTTTCTGTTTTACTGCTTTTTGCAATAAAATTGAAATTCTCTCAATGGCTCTTTTGGGAATCTTTTTAATTTTTTCCCCTAGATGCTCTAACTCAGCAAAAAACAAATTGGCTTGATTTTCTCCTGCAAAATCTATTTCAATCATATGGCATTCACCTTAAAATTTTTGTATCTGTTAAGGAGCATCTTTATATCAGCTGGGATTTTTGCAATAAAAGAAGTTGCAGTATTATTAGCAGTATCACTTACAGAGGTCTTATCTTCCTTTCCTCTTCGATTCAAAAAATATGAACATAGCATTTTACATGCATGTTTAACATCGTCAGGGACAGGGTCATACCCTGCAGAAAATATAACTTTAATATTTTGAATCCCATAAGGGAAAACCATGCTACTGGCTCTCAACCGGGTACTATACTCCCCAGTAAGCATTTTTATTATTCCTATATCAGTAAAGACAGCATAATATGAAGAATCTACCAAGACACCATCAATTTCAATTGAAGTTATATTAATAATATTCCTAACCCCCAAATCCAACTTCCCGGAGCCATCTCCATCATAAATTTTTGTAAAGTCTGTTTTAGCAATCTGCCGGTGAAGATAAGAATCAATGGCAGCACTGACAGAGTTAATCACTTCTGTATAAAATGCATCTTTAGTTGTGTCTTCTACTTTTAGATAAGTTTTTAATTCATCAACTGTTATCAATGCCGCCATGTTTCACCTCTACTTTTTTTTACCTTTGTTACTTAATTTTTCAACATAGTCTGTTGCGGCTTTTTCTGTAGAAAAAGTTTTAACAGGAGAATCATCTGCAGCGGTTAATACTTTTTTTTGTTTTTCAGTAATACCAACTACCTTTCCTCCAACTACTTTTGCTCCTGCAGCGTTGTACGAACCTCCCAAACTTTTTAAAGTTGCAAATAATGTTATTTTTTCTTTTACTTGATCACTCATTTTTTACCTCCAAAAAAATAATTAATTGTTATTGAACAATTGCGTGGTCATAAATTGCAATGGCATCAGTTTCCTGAATAGCGTTTGCAAGTCTCATAGTGATAACATAGTCTGTTGCCCTTTTGCGTGGAATTCTGTCAGTCTCAATTCTTAACTCTCTGTAAAATCCTGCGATTAAATTTTGCAACATTGTAAGCATCACAAAAGTTCCATCTGTGTAAGGAGTAGAGCTATAAGTGAAAGCTTGATCAATTGGGAGAAGTGGACATGTTAAATTCCTAATTCCCTTTAAAGGGACATTAACTGCACCTGTAATGGAGTTGTCTCCAAGACCTGTGTTTCTTCCACCAAGCATACTGAGATAATCCTCATAAATATCAGAATGCTGAATAAAGCCCAATTTGGTTTTGTTCATTCTATACTTAGTTGGAAGATTTTTGATAAGAGATGCAGCTTTAACACCTTCACTGCCGGGCCATGTTCTTGCAGGAGTGTCTGCCATTCCCTCAATCACATGTGCAGAGCCTGCTTTTGCAAGTTTGTAATAGCCATCAAACTCATCTCTAATGTCTCCGGTAGCACCTGTTGTGTCTCCTGCAATAAAAGCTTCTTCTATTTCGTTCCAAGCTGCATCTACAACCATACGGAGTAAATGTTGTGCAAATTGATCCCCTTCAATGTTGTCTTCCAGGACATCATCTGTAATTTGGATTACACCAATCAGTTCTTTTGCATTTAAAGAAATTTGTGTTGGAGTCACGGAAACAGTTTCACCAGGATCAGCACCTTCAGTTGCCCCTTTTAAAACTTTGCCACCAAGTGCGATTTTATCAATCTTCATTGATTTATCATTCATTTTAATAGTTCTAATGTTTGATAAAAGATTTGATTCTTTAATCACATCATCAAAGAATTTATCTGCTTCCTTTCCCCTTAAGCCAACAGTAAAACTTCCTGAAGTAACTGCTGCCTTAGATAATCTTTGACCGGGAGTTAATCCCAATTGAGACTCAAGAGATTTGGTAAATTCTGGAAAAACTAAATTAGAATTTCCACCACCAAAAATTATATTTTTTTCCACAGTTGACTTGCCTCCTTCCTTTTCAATGTCTTGTACTTTTTGAACAAGAGCATTGAGCGTTTTGTTAATATCTTTGATTGTTTTTGAAACATCATCGGTTGAATAATCAGGTGATGCAATCACAGGAGAAGGGTTTTCTGCAGACTTTGCAACAGGAGGAATTGCATCCTCACCATCAAGAATAGTAGTTACATTTTTTGATGTATATTCATCAATATAGGTTGTAACTGATTTAACCAACTCTTCTGCATTTTTCACATCGGACTGACTCTCAACAAATTTTTTGATGTCATCCGCAGCTTCTGCCTTTTTTTCTGGATTTTGTTTTTCCAAAAAGGCTTTTATTAAGTTTTTCAATTTATCCATACTTTCCTCCTTTGTATTGGACTTATAAAAATTTGCTGTTGCTTCAGGGTTTGCCGGGACCACCCCGTCTCCGAACACCAGCGAAAACTCATCTAATTTCAGATCCTTTAATTTTTTAGATTTTTTTATTGCTACATTTGTTTTTTTCATATCTCCTCCGCATTTGCTCTTCCACCAATAGAAAACCCTTTAATTTCCCCGGACCTTGCAAGCTCCTTTAAATCCTCAGAGAGTAACTTAACCCCAACATACCACCTTAATTTTCCTCCAATCCACATCAAAGAACTTTCAACTAAAATGGCATTAGCAGATTCTGAGTGATTTTCTTTAATCTCAGCTGACCCTTGATAATAGGACTCCATAAAATCATAAACAGCCTTTTCAAGCTCTACCTGTGGAATAACATCATCTTGCAAATCAATAACATCAGCAACAGAAGCAAAACCCCAAATAATTCCCAACTCATCGTTGTAACTATCTTTTTTTATGCTTATTGCTACATTTGTTTTTTTCATATCTCCTCCTATTCTCCAGACCAAAAAGCTTGATCAGGTTCAATGCCTTCAAGACCCGGATCCAAATCACAATGACAATTAATTGTTTCTGAAATAGGGAGGGAAGGGTCTCTTGGAAATTTGGCAGAATAGCCATTAACATCAAATGCTGCATTTATGTTTATGGTTTCCCCATCTAATGCAACATGTGGTTCTCTTACCTCTCCAATACCAAGATGTTGCCAAGTTTTGGTTTGTACTCCGTTTTTTTCATAGACATCAAATTGTGCAATTGAAGTTACAGTTGCTGTTTCTGTTAATGAAAACCTTGCAGCATTGGCTCTTGTTTTGTAGCCCATTGCCTCTTGAATCTCGTCTAAAAATTGAGTTGTATAAGGATTCTCTCCTTTCAAATAAAAATGCACCATTACAACATTTAATCCTTCCTCGTATTGTTTGCTTGTAGCAGCAAACAACCAAGAAGACCTATCTATAATGGCATCTCTTATTAATGTGTTTTGCAGACTAAATTCAACTGCTGCACCAAGACGGAGCAATGCAAAAGATGCAGCAGATTCATAAGAGTTTATTGCCTCTGTTGCAAAAAGCTCTGCCAGTTCAATCCTTGCAGTTTCATCCATGTATGGAAAATCTGAAAGTATGCGTTGTAAAAACTCTTTATCAGCAGGAGTTAATGTTTTTTCAATACTGTTTTGTGTCTTGTTAACAAACACATAATTTTCTATCTGCTCAATTAATTCATTTTGGACCAAAAAGTTTAACAACGCCCTATCTCTGCTTTCCCATATTTTTGCCACTCCTTCAAAAAGTCCTTCTGCTTGTTTTGCAAAATCAAAAGTCTGTGCTTTAAAAAATAATTGCAAAAAATGGGAAGTGGTTTTTAAAATATTTTCCTTATCAGGAGCACTCATTTTCCCAATCAATTTTTGCAAGGCTGTTGAATTACATCTATCACACATATTTATTCCTGTTTAAAAGGTGTTTAAATTCCTCTGTGTTGTTTTTTTTATAAAAACAGTTATCAAACATCATGCAACCTCATATTTTCTTATTAGAGCGTTAATCTTCTTGATTGCCTCTGTTGCCTCATCAAGACTCTTAAAAGAACCAACATTTTTGTCATTACCCCAAAAAGAAGAAGGAATATCAGCCAGGCTATTACTTAATGCATCAAGTCCTCTTCTTGCTCTTGCCTCGTTAATTGTAATTTTGCCGCTTTCAATATCAATTTTGTCAATCTCTGCATTTAACTTGTCATCTTCAATGTCATAAGTTTTGAATGTTATTTGATATTTGCTATCACCTACAATTTTATTAAGAATCAATTGAAGCGGTCTTATGTATTTCCTTTGCAGTGGGTCAACAACTTGATTTTTATAAGCCGTTATTTGCTCTTGCCCCACATTCCCACCTAATGAACCTGTTTCAATTATTCCTGCAATAACAGGGGGCACTGCATGTGCTTGCAATATCTCATCTCTTGTATCTTTTCTAAGTAGCTTAAATGAAGCTTCTTTAATTTCTGTACTCAGCTTTTCGAACTTCATAGTTGCTCCATCCGGAAGAGACAAAGTTAGTGTTTTATGGCTCTGTCCTCTAATATGTGTTCTGAAATGTTCTTTAATAACATCCTCAAACTCTGCAGGAGCTTCTCCGGAAATAATTACTGCATAGGAAGGAATTGCATTGTTAGCAAAAAAATTAAGATTGTACTCGTCAATTAAAGTATTCAAGGCAATAGCAGGCATAGCTTGCAAGAAATCAGGTGAACCATAAACCCTGTCCACTGTACTTCGTTTTACAATTGGAATAACTAAGCCTTTTTCTTCTCCTTTAGAAGGAGTAGTGCCATATTGACAAAAGAGCTGTGATTGCCCTTTCCCAATATCATAAAGCCATTTTGCTTCTGTAAGTTTTTTGTAACAGTAATTAGAAGGTAAAATGTCTAACTCATAAGGATACTGCACCGGCAAAGAATAACCAAAAATCTCAGCCTCAAGCATATATGCCTTAACGTATTCAATTATGTCATTGTCATATTTAGGGCAAAGGTCATTTAAATTTTCTAACAATGTTTTTTCTTCATCAGGTGAAATTTTGTTTTTGCCAACAGCCGATATGGAAAGACCGGATGATACAACACTATTAATCTTTGCCATTATTCCACGCATATTCCAGGTAGAAACGGCAAAAGATAAATGCAAAGTTGATAAATCTAAATTATGTTTATGTACCCTCTTCCCATTAACCTGTTCAACCCTGTAAGCATTTGGGTTCAATAAAATATCTTTTGTTTGCTGTGCTTTTTGTAACAACAAAGGAGAGTAAACCTTAGTTATATTTTCACCACCATCAACAATAAAAGCATGATATTGTTGTTTCTTAGATATAGTTTTTTTCTTAGACACTTGCAGCCCTCCAGTTAGATGACTTTTTTCTTTTCTTAATTCCATACCTATACGCTCCCTCAAGAGCATCAGGACCATCTACAAACTCACCAGGGAAATCAACAATCTGTTCAATTAATAAAGCCTGATCAGAATCAGCAGGATTAAATCTAATAACACCGGTTTCAATTGCACTTTGTAGAGTCATGGTAATTCTTTCAATTTTATTTGCTGTATTGGTAATCCCTTTAACTGGCACAGAGAAACCTTGCTCTTTGGCTTCCTTTTGAAATGTCCCCAATAAGGTTGATTGGAAACCATTATCTTCAAACCACATATAAGCGTGGTTATATTCTTCATATAATGAAAAATGATGTCTAATTGCTCTATCAAGAGAAGCGTGTTTAATCCAAGCATTCAACACATAAGCAATGCCGTAAACAAATTTCAAAGTAATGATTGCTTTATAACAATTTTGTTCATTTTGTTTAGCAGAAGGGTCAAACCAACTTACTACCAATCCTGGAGTATTTAGAATTTCTTCCGGATGATATGTCTTTATCCATTCCTCTTGAAAGGTTGAATCATCATCATTTACAACAAGCAGAATTTCTTGGTTAAATGCGGTTTTTCCCATTTTCTTTCTTAATTTTTCAAGTCTTGCTTTTGGGTATTTTGAAACGAAAGTTAAATTACCTTTTTTATCAATTGGAGTGAACCTATGGGACTTCCATCCTTCTTTTTTTGCCAAGGTATTAACAACACATCTTGATGCCATTGGAGTTCCAAGTAAACACAGCCATGCATCTTCAGAGAGGGCAGGGAGCAAATCTTCCAAAAACCAATTAACCACTTCTGCCACATACTTTTTATTTTTCTTGACTCTTCTTTTTTCTTGGACATCGTCTGCAATTACAAGGTCAGGTCTGTAATTTCTCCATCTTAAGCCTCTTGGATCTTGCCCCACTGACACAGCTTGAACACAAATATCCGTTTTAGTTACATAATAGTCATATGCATCAAAAAGAGCACCATCAAGTAAATCTCCAAAATCAGCCTTAATCCTTGCATTAAACATCAGCTCTACTTTTACAAAAGCAGGTGTCATAACTGACTTAGCTTCATTGTAGCCAACACTTATAAGATAGTTTTTTTTCTTAAAGCAGATTTTATGCAGAAAATTTGCTACACCAAAATATGAACTTTTGCCAGCTTCTCTCATTGCTTGCAAGACATGTGGATCTGAATTATCTTTAATAATTTTATGCCAATCTTTTTTTTGAAAGTCTGCCCAATCTTGATCAAAATAATGTGGCATATATGTTTTACAAAAGTAATTAAAATTAGACTCAGCCTTTGCCAATCTTCTTTCTTTTTCTTTTTCATCATTAGAAAAAGGTTGCGTATTTAAAGCAAGGGACCTTGATTTTTCAAGGATTTTATAAAACTGTTTATCAAATTCTCTATCTGATATTTTCTTTGTAAGTTTGGTTATTTCTGTCCTGTTATGACGCATACATTTGCCTCATCTTTTCCCTTAATTCAGGTAAGTGCTTTGCAAACTTAACAAGCAGAGCATGGTCATTTTCATTTAAATATTCAAGAATATCATCAAGAACACGGATAGCAGCACGCCTAAAAGATACCTTTGTTGACAGTCTCTCTCTTGCTGTTGCTAATTTAGCAATTTCATCTGCTTGACCTTTTTTCAAACCACCGTTTTCTCTTATCTTTGCAATTACCTGTGCAAGAGCCTTGTCAATTTCTTGCGAAATACTTTCAGGACCGGCAAGAAATCTTTCTCTTTCCTCTGCAAGACTGTACGCCTTTACCCACCTATATCCGGTATTAACACAGATACTCACTTTTTTAAGCTCAATTATCCTTTCAACGCTCATTCCTTCTTCAACATAAAGCCTTCTAAAAGTGGAAAAAAACAAATCTTTTTTACTTTTCTTTTTAATTGGAGGACTGCCCACAGGTCTTTTACTTGCCATTTACAGCCTCCTTAATGTTTTTTGTAAACTCAGATAACATTGTCAATGAGGGAAGCTTCACCCCAAATACTTCAAGGTTTTCGCATATACTTGAATATTCTTGAAACATTAAATAAAACAAAGTCCAATCAACAATCCATTTCCAAACAGTGCCTGTTCCTGGTGTTGCCTGTAAATTTTTAAGTAACAGTAAAATGCCAACTATGACAGAATATCCAAACCATTTACCAAAACCACGCCAAAGTCCGGAACTTTGAAAAGTATTATTACTAAGTGACTTTGCAATCCCTGTTGCAAAATCGACAATATAAAGACAAAAAAATACAACAAAAACAGGAGTAATGTTTTTGGTTACATATGAAGTAAACACAGCTAAAATTGCAGATATAATTGATTTCATTTCCCACCCTGCACTTAATTTAGAGATTGATAAAAATAAACCGTCTTTCATTAGAATTCCCACCTTTTCATAATCCCTACAGCCGGATCAACGCCAAACCTTCCATAAAGAATTATTTTTTTATATTCAATTCCTGCAAGCACAGAAGGGGTTATTGACTTATTCAATTCAACTCCTGCAACAAAAGAAAAATCATCTAAAAAAGATCTTGATGCTTTTAAAGATTTAACTTCAATATTTGATTGGTTGTTGGTGTATGCTTTAATTCCTGCTTCTGTATCAACAATAGTTACCTGCTCAGGAAGTTTGTCAAAAACAAATTCAAAATATTGAGGATTTACTATCTTTTCAGCTTTAAATGAACCGGATAATGTTCCAAAATTAAATGTCTTTGAAAAAGTTACCTCTTGAGTAGTTGGAGTTGTTGTTTTAACTTTACTTGATTTAATTTTTACAATTTGTTTTTTGTATTGAATGTTTAAATAAGTTAAAGAATTGACTTTAACCTTAGCTTTTTTAAGCTCATCTGCCAACTCTTTGTTGTTTTGCTTCACCTTTTTAAGAAGATTGGATTGGTTTGCTTTTTCTGAAAGGATTAAATCAAACTTCGCTTGTAAATGCTTTATAGTTGCAGTCTTTTCCATGCCAACTGCAATATAATAACCTGCAATACCTGCAAGAAATAAACATATTAAGGTTACAAGGGAATAAAAAGTTTTCACTTTGCCCCCCCTGTAAGATCCTTGTATATGTCAAAAATTCGCTTAACATAATCCACAGTCTCAAAAGAATATTTTCCTGTTACATCAAATAAATACGCCTTAGTATTTTCCCAATGTTGCCAATCTCCGGCAGGTTGCCCCCTCTTTAACCATTGTTTATATCTACCTGGCAGACCTTCATCGTCCCTGGCAATTTCAAGAGCTTTATTGATATTTCCTCTACCGGCATTATAAGCAGCTAAAGCAAATTTATATCTTTCAATAGGATCTGGTATCTCTGAGAATCTTTCATATAACCAAGAAACATAATACACCCCACAGGTGACATTGAGGGCAACATCAAAAACAGAATCATCAAAAATATGTGCAGAGGGAAACAATTTATTGACCAATTCCTCAAAAGTTTTAGGCATTAACTGCATTAAACCTTTTGCAGACACAGGAGACACAGCAAGAGGATTTAAGTTAGATTCAGCAATTGCCTGTGCTTTTAACATTCTCCAATCAAAAGGAGATTTAGAAAAATGCAACCTATGATTTTCTTTAAAGTCCTTATCAAATTGTTTTGTATAATTGTCCATGTTTCCTCCACGTACATAAACAATAAACAAAAAAAGTGACACAATCTAAGACACGGTGTACAACAGAGTGTCTGACACAGTGTCTGACACTCTGTTGGAAATCGTGCCATTTAATTTGAGACAAAAAAAGATTGACAGGGATTATATGTTTAGTTAAATTATAAATACAAAATAATTACAAAGGAGAGGTTTATGAAAAATATAAAAAAAATGTTTGAAAAATTTGGTATATATCCAACACAATATCCAAAATATGAAAACCCAAATGATTTTGCTTTGACTTTTAAAAAATGCTCCGTTTTAAAAAACTCACCAATAACATATTCTAATTCAACAATTTCCAGTTCTCCATTAAATACATCTAAAGAGAATTTCAATGCCTAATTGGAATTCTGTTCTTGAAGAAATAAAAAAATGCCCCAGAGTAGATTCATATGATTTCATAAGAAGAAAGTATTTAAAAAAACTTTACAAAAAAACCAAAAGAAATATTCTTTGTTACTACTCTGGTTTTTTGCAAAAACCTGGAGAGACTTTAGCAGGCATACATGATGGTGACAAAAATGGTTTAATGACCACAGTTCACAAGCTTGATAAATCAAAAGGACTAGACATACTATTACATACTCCAGGTGGCAGTTTAACTGCAACCGAATCTTTTGTTAATTATTTATATAAAATGTTTAATTGCGATATTCGAGTTATTGTGCCACAAATAGCAATGTCAGCAGGGACATTAATAGCCTGTGCTTCTAAAGAAATTATCATGGGAAAACAGTCTAATATTGGACCAATAGACCCGCAACTTAATGGTATTCCTGCATATGGAGTTATTGAAGAATTTAATAATGCTTTAAGGGAGATCAAAGAAGAACCTGGTAAAATTCCATTATGGCAAACAATTATTAGTAAATATCATCCGACATTTATAGGTGCATGCGAAAAAGCAATTGAATTAGCTGGAAAATTATTAGACCAATGGTTAAAACAAAATATGTTTAAAGATGACCCAAATAAAGAAGAAAAAGTAAGTAAGATTTGTAGTTGGTTAAACAATCATTCAGACTCTTTAACACATTCCAGACATTTTCATATTGAAGAATGTATAAAAAATGGGTTAAATATAGTTGCCCTTGAGGAAGATGACGAATTACAAGACCTTGTATTAACTGTTCACCACTCTTATATGCAAGCCTTAGCAAATACCTCAGCATTAAAAATAATAGAAAATCATATGGGTCATGCAATGGTAAATAATGGTAAATAATAGTAAATAAAAAAAGCCCCAATAAAGAGGCTTTTTACAATATATTTCAACTCTCTACACTAAAAAGGCACATCAGAATCAAAATCATCTGCAGGAACCTCTATGTCACCAATTCCTGATTCTGACAACCCATTAGATAATTTTTCAGCATCGTTTTTTGACAAAGCAAGTAAATACAAAGGTTTGATTTCGGTTTGATACCTTTTATTTCCAGCATTGTCTGTCCATTGTTTATAATTGATTTCACCCTCTACTAAAGCAAGAGAGCCCTTCACAAGAACCTTTTCTGCCCGGTCTGCAAGTTTGCCGTAAGCAACAATATTATGCCACTGTGCTTGGCTCTGCAGCTTTCCTTCTCTATCTTTATAATACTTTGTTGTTACTAAACTAAATATTGCAACCTTTGTTCCTGTTTTTGCAAACCTGATTTCAACATCCCTACCTAATCTACCAATTAAAACTGTTTTACTGTACATTGTCCCCCCTAAATCTTTTACAAAAATCTATTAATGCTTTTTCTGGTGTGTCTCCAAATCCTACAATACAATTTTGTTCAGGTAACTCTCCAACAATCCAACACCATTGATTACCTTCTTTTAGTAGTCTTGCATTTAAGTTATTTACAATAATAAAATGCTCTCTCAATTCTTCATTTGCCCATGCTTGGATTTGCACACTAGTTTGTGCTAAAAGCAATTTGTCGATAAGAGGGGCAATTCGATTCATCACTTTTTCACCTCATCAAACGGACACTTGTCCGACATAGCAAGTGGATCAACTTTTCTGTTGTTCTTTTTGCATTTATATTTTTTCTTTGGGTATTCTTTAATGGATAATTCCCATTTTAAATAGGGGCATTCTCCACAAATTGTTACAAATGTAAGCCTCTTGTCTTTTTCTATTTTTTTAACAACCTTACTCATTGCCTACCTCCTCTTCAAGTTTTTTAATATACTTACAAGTATTGTCAAAATATTTTTGTCCCAGTATTTTATAGTGGTTATAAAGAAATAAATAAAATTGTTGTTTTTCTTGTTCTGTTGATTCCCCAAGGCTTTGTAAAAATATATCCTCTTCTGTAAATTTGTTTTTCATATTACCTCCTTTTATTTTCAATATATTCTTTAATTACACCTCTAATAAATGACCTGGAAACCCCTGTTCCCCTATACTTTTTCATTAATTCTTTTTGGCTCATACCGGAAGTATAATCAGTTACTATCTTTTCTTTAGTTAAGCGACAGGTGAAAGTTTTAAGTGTAGGTATATAAATTGCTTCTCCACCACCAAAAGTTCTTAAAACATCTTCAAGTGTAGTTTCTGTTTGTTTTATGAACTCAAATAACTCTCTAAAATCTTCCATTTATCCTCTCTTGGACATTGCCTTTACAACTTCAAGAACTTTAGTTGCTTGATTGCCTTTTAATTTTTCTGGAGTTGGAGCACCGTATTTTTTACAGAAGGAACAAAAGGCTGCTGCTTTATTTTTTGCATAGGAAACAGAACACCAAAGTCCCCAAGCCTTTTTGATTCGTGGATCCGCTCCCTCAAGCCATTTTTTGTTTTTTATTTTTGGAGTCCATCCAAGTTGCTTAAAGTATGCAATTAACTCATCTGCTTTTTTTTCACTCAAGTTCTTAGAACTTTCAACCCCAAAACCTTCAAGTATTGAACGATAATCATCTTCCGTTAACTGCAACTCTGCCTTTGCAATATGTATCTTTGCTTTTTGTGTATTAGTTGCCATAGTGGTTTAGCCTTATTTCAATCCTCGCAATTTCGCTTGAAAGGGTATCTATTTTTTTATCTAAGTCACAAATTTTGTCCATCCAATTCAATAAATTTTTGTTTTGTTGTTTTGCTTTTTTCATATATTTTTTTCTATCTTGTAATAACTCTAATGCTTCCCTATTTGTCATTGCTTTTGTAGCCAGTTTTTTATCTATTTCAATCACTTTTTGATAATTATTTACGTTTAGTTTTCTTTCCCAAAAATCTCTTTGTTTTTTTGCTGTTGTCATTTCAGTTTCTAAAACTTCCAATATATATTTACCGTCCATTGTCTGCCCTCCACAATCCTTTAATTCATGTGTAAACAAGTAGCCTGCCTCATCAGTACCGGGAGGCTATCTCCGGTAGACCGGGCAAGCTTTCTGCCCGGTTTCGGCATTACAGAATCATAAAAAAAACTCATAAAGTGCTAATAGTTAATAAATCTCCCTGCATGTCTCTGTTTTATTAATTTTTAAGTTTTCATTTTTCACCTCCGGAATTGTTGTTTGAAACATCCTGATCTGTATATTCTATAAACTCACCTGCACATACAATTGTTCTAAAAACTTTGTTGCACACAGTGCATTCATAAAATAATTCAACAGAAGGTATTGTTTCATCTGTTCTTACCCAAAAATCATGTGGTTCTAAAACTCTTTTACAATCTTTACAGTTCATACTTACTCTCCTTGTTTTTATTTCACAATCTGCAACTATCGTACCTACTACAATCTTTGCCACCAAGTCAAGCTTTAAGGGATTTGATAGCTCTAAAACCACATCTTCAATACTTTGCAATTTCTTTATTCCTCTTCATTTATCTCATCAACTGGTAAATCATCTACAATTCCAACTTGACCATATTGAGAAGCAAAAACCAGTTGTTGAAACACTGTCCCGGTTTGTCTATCTTTAATTTCCCATACTTGCACATTACTTAATTTATAAAATAAATCATCCCTATCAATTCCAATTGCACTTCTACTAACCAACACAAACCTTGGTTTAAACACATGGATTGAAACCGCTCCTGCAATAAAACTAAATGTCACCAAACATACAATTAATAATTTTTTCATATCAAACCTCCTGAAATTTTTGAAAATGTAGATGTTGATTAAACAATTCAGCATCTTCACAAGTGACCCAGTCACAATGTTTTTTTGTGGATGGGTTTTTGTATTTGAAAACCAAGTTAACAAATTTGATTTTCATTCCAAGTGAAGAAGCGTACTCAATTTCCTGTTTCATGCCATAGGTCAGCTGGTCACTAAAAACCCACAGTTGATTGCAAACATGCACAAGGTCCATGCTCCACTTCATTGCCTTGTCATAATCTTTGTTATTGTCAATTAAATCTCCAATAAGCCTTACAGAAGAGATAGGAAGCATTCCTTTACTGATAACATATTCAGATGCTCTATTTGCCAAGATCCTTGCTTTTACAAGCCCTAAGCTTGAAACAGGATGACAAATATAAACCCAATTACTATTAAAAGTTGGAGCTGCAGTAATTATCATAGTAACCCCTTATTCTCCTGAAATGGAAGCAAAGTCTAAAACAATACCTTTCCATTTACCCTGTCCATCTCTTTTAGAAAACCGGATATATTTTTTACTTCCGGACACATGCCTTGCTTCATCTATTAAATCCATTGCATTTTTCCATTTTGGATGTTTAATCTTTATTCTTCTTAAGTTTAAAATAGCTTTTACATTTAACTTGCCTTTCTTATCAGTTTCAAAAGCTTGGGTAATTAAAACCTTCAACTCATCTCTTGCGTTCTCTGTCCATTCTGTAAGAAGTTCATCAAGTAGTTGTTTGGCATGTTGCAACCTTTCATCAAAATCCAATCTTTCAGACACGTCAACTTCAATTTTCTTATCCATACTAAAAGTAGAAAGTGTCACATTACCTTTAACTCCTCCAACTTGCACTCCGGATTCTCTCTGTGAATACTCCTGGAATGCAAGTATTTCCTGTTCAGATAAGGATTTAAACTCTTTTAAAAGTTTATGAATGCGTTGTGCTTTTTTAAACAGCTTTTCAACAATTTTGTCACGCTGTTTATCTACCTTATCCACATACTTTGCAGGGACTGATTTCCCTCTTCCATCTATCCAGTTACCTTGTTTATCTTTTATTGCCATAATATCCTCCTTTAAAATATACTGTTGCAATTAAAAACCCTTTTTTCCTATAGTATGCTGCTTTCGTTTCAACTTCATCAACACACTCATATGAAGAAGCTTCAAGTAAAACAACCGGAAGTTCTGTCAGTGTCTTGTCTGCTGCAAGCTTTTCAATTACTTTTTTATTCAGCCGGCTCAACATTTTTCACCTTCCAGTAAACACTCTTTGCAGATATTTGTGCCATACCTATTGCTTGCAATACCGCTTCAACATCACTTGGTTTCAGCTCTGCTGCATACATTTTCTCTATTGCAAGAGAAATCCTGTTTTCCGCAGTTCGTAATTGTTCAATTAAATCTTTTCTGTAGCCCTCAATTACCGCTTTTTTTGTCTCATTTTGTTTGGCACATATTGTTTTTATACTCATATCAAACCCCCTTTTTACATGTTTTACATGTTTGATACAGGAGAATACTTAAGTTGTTGCCTGTCGGAACTCTATCCATTCCAAGTACCCAAGCTTTTTTCTCTCTGCAGTCGTTGCCACTAATATTTCCCATTAAAGGGCAATCCACAGTTGAATCTTCTCCAAGAAGTTGCCAACATTTATTAATATATTTATTAGTGTTGCCAACATACTTTTCTTTTGCAATTTGGCTCACAATTGCCTTGTTACAGTTTAGTTTTCTTGCAAGAGAAGAAACGCCCAATTCACTTACAAGTTGCTTAAAGAAATCAAATTTAATCTTTTGCATCTCTGAACCTCATTGTATTTCTGTAATGTTCTCTTATTTGCACAATCTCTTTTTCAGTATATTTGTATGAAAAAATTTGTTTTCCTTCAGGAAGATTTGGGTCATTGAAAATTGATTTATTGCAAGCAAGAGCAACCGGGTTTTTAGGTCCGGTATCTTTAACAAGAACATAAGAACCGTTTGTTAACTTTTTAATATATTTCATTCTCAACAAATCACAAAGATAATCATATATTGATGGAGTATCTTTGTTGATTGCTTGCTCAACGTCCTGCAATGTAAAAGTTCTTTCTTTTGCCCTTACATAATCCCAAATCTTGCTTTTTTGAGTATTTGTATAAGTTGGAACTTTGCATTGTGCAACTGGTTTTTTCATTTTGGCAAGTTCTTTTTCCATTTCTGTTTCATTAAATTTGTCAGAAAAGACTTCTCCGGTGTTCTGGTCGTAGTAGATATGTAAACATTTCTTTGCAACCAAGTGTTTAGGTCCGGTGTCTTTAATAAAAATATAGAAATTGCCCTGGTTAGGTCCTATCTTTTTTCTACCAACTTTTCTTATATAGCCTGCTCTCATTAATGCATTCAAGTAATCGTAAGTATTTGTCTGTACTGTATTACACAATATTTGTATATCTTGCACAGAAAAAGCTCCTTTGTACTTTCTTGCAGCTTGCCATATTTTTGCCCTGTCACTTTCAGAATTACTTCTGGTACAACTTTTTGGTTTTGTCATTTTACAAGCCTCATTTGTTTTAAGTGCTTATAGTTAACGCTTTGGATGTTGTTGCCTTTTGCTTTTTTCTCTATTGTATAAAGAACAATAATAACTTTCCTTAATGTTTTCCCACTTATATTCTCAAGCCATTTTGCTACTTCAATATCAATCTCAACTTCACAAAGTTGATCTGCAATTTCCTTAATATGTATTGCAGAATATTTTTTGTATTCATAAATCTGCTGTATCCGCCCATAGACATGTGGGAACTGTCTAATCTTTTTTTGTGCTTCATGCATTCCTACAAGTAATATTGGAAAAAATGTATGGTCATATAAATCTTTAATTGTTAGTAGTACATTCTTGTTATCACACTCATCAATCTCATCAATAATCAATAATCTTTTGGTGTTCTCTGCAGAGGTTAAGGCTTCAATTGCTTGTCTGAATAAATCTTGCGTAGTGTATTTTGGAGTAACTCCAAGTTCACTTACAAGCTCAGACAAAAACCACCGTGGAGTGGACATTGCTTTCAATTGCACATATATTGCCTGTCTTTCAATACTACACTTCATTGCCCATTGTGTTTTACCAAGTCCTTGTCTTCCAAAAACTAAACCCATGCCTGGAATTCCTGTTGGAGTGTTAATAAGACTGTCAACAAGAGCATTGGATTGTTCAACATTTTGTGTAATTGCAAATTTTTTCTTCATATGATATTCTCCTTATGTATTAAGTTTTAATTCACTTTAGACCGGTGTTGCTGCACTGGTCTTTTCTTTTTCCCCACCGTCAATTGTTTTTAAACTCTTCACCCCCTGTCCTTTTTTCTTTATCTGTGAAAGTCTTATTTGTCCAGTCTCAGAGCCATAAGTGGTTTGCCAAAGTTCAGTCTCCTCAAATAGAGTTATAAACTCAGGATCTACATTCTCCAGACCGTGTTCAAGTAAATAAATGTATTTTTCCATTCCATCCAACAAAGGCATTTCTTCAGTATCGTTTTCATAAGATTGTTCAATTTGTAAAGATGCCGGAGTAAGCTGTTTTTGCTGTTTGGGTAATTGTTTTACAGGCTTGGAAGGAAGTGGAACACCAATAATGTCAAAAAAATCTGCATCCGTTGCAGAGCGATTAGAGAGAGAAAGTTCTGCAACTTTTTTGGTAGCTCTCTTAAGTTGTCCATGCTTTCTTAAGTCATTTTTTAACTCTTGATAATCGTAAGAATCTTTATTTAAAACAGCTAAAGGATTTTTAGAACTGACAGCCTTAGCTGTACAGATATAATTATATTGCTCATCAAAAACATATACTTGCTTTAAATTAGAAAAACTATATTTAACTCTCACATATTCTCTTAAACCATAAAGGCTTTCATCAAAATATTTAATACCAAACAACTCAACCCCATTTCTGCCAACTAATCTCTTTTCTTCTGGGGCAAGATCAATAGCCAACTGTAAAGGGTCAATATCATGCTGTTTTGCTGCAGTAAATAATTCAAAAGGAGTTTCTCCTGGCTTGAGTCCTTTGCTTTCTTGCTGTCCATAAACATTTTCAAGCCAGCCTGACAGCATTGCATTAACTTCTTCAATTGTTGGTACCACATCAGAAGACATGGCTTGATGCCATTTTTCGTTTCTCATCATATGTGCAGGTTTGTTCTCAATGTTGTTCCCAATATATGAAGGCATTTGTTGCTCAAACTTATTAAGCTCTTTAAAAAACCTTTCAACAACTTTGGATCTGCCACTGTAAGGTTTAGCAAAAATCACTTCCATACCATATTTTTTGTAAAGTCCGGAACATCCTGCAGATTTAAAATCAAGGTCTTGTGCAGATTTTTTGGTAAATATTTTGGCTTTAAAGGCACGTCCATTGTCCAAATAAATTACTTTTGGAAATGTGCCTAAGTTAAGGATGGCTTTGTAAAGAGCCGTGTGAATATTATAAATATTCTCTGTTGGCATAAGTGACAAACCTGCAGGATAACCGGACCTCCAGTCAAGAAAAACAACAAGTGTCATTCTTACTGGTGTGTTGTTTTTGCTTGGGTCTTTTATTAAAAAGTTCAAGACATGTCCATCTGCAACAAACACATCTCCAACCGCAAGCTTATATTTATCTCTAATAACAAAAGGGAGTGCTTTATCAGTAAGAGCCTTTTCCCCCTCACGCATCAAAATGACCTGGTCAAAGTTTTTTGAGCTGTAATGAGATAACCATCTTTGAAGTGTCCTGGTTGAAGTGGTTGAAGGATTGCCGGATACAGCAAGCCTCAGCCTCATATAGTTAATTGCACTCGCAACAGAAGGTTTATTTGGCATTAAATACTCTTCTAAAAGCAGTTTTTTCTCATCCTCTCTAATTTTACAAGAACCCTTTCTGGATGCCCCATGCTTAGGAGTAATCCCTGCAAGACCCTTGTCTCTGTAAATTTTTTCCCATCTATAAAATGTTTTCTTATTTACCGACCCAACAACCTTATATATATGTGGCAAGAAATTCCCATTGTTGTAAGCTCCAAGAAAAGTATCAAGAGTTCGTGCATAGGTCATGCCTTTTGTCCTTTGTTTTGCTATCCGTTCAACCTTGTATGCTTCAATAAGTTCAACTCTTAAAAGTCCTATTTGCTTTTGCGTTTCTGTTAAATTATCAACTGTAATAACTTTCTTGCTTTTGCCCACTTGTATTTGATTGTTAATTTTTCGTACTGTTATAGGAACAAGAGATTGAGATTCCATTATTTTTTGTCTGTAGTCTGCAGGAAGATCCTCAAGAGCGTAGTATGCTGTTGTGCCTTTAACGCCAGTGGATTGTTGAAATTCAATAGGCTTAATGTTTAATAATCTTTTTCTAACACCTCTAGCAGATATATTTAAGATTGCTGCTATTTTTTTTGTACTCAATTTCATTGCCAGTCCTCAAAAATAAACTCAGCTTTAGCGTTTATAAACTTTTCCTGTTGTTTAATTCTTTTGTCTAATGCATCTTTTTGTGTTTTTAATTTGAATAGTTCAAACACATATAGTTCATTTGCTGTTATTGGCGTCATATTAAATGGCTTTAACAACTCAATAATTAGTTTTTTAGTCAATGTACTGTTACCAATTGCTTTACAAAAAGCAGGGAAAAATTCTAAAGGAAATCTGTGTTGTTTTTTGCTTTCAGCAGTCCAGCAGTTAAGCATGTGGTGGGAAACATCAATGTTTAAAATAACAGACATTCTGTCAGCTATCTCCTCTCTACTTAAACCGCTTTGAGATATTATCCCTGAAAGAAGTAAGTTTACATTCATTGTCTAATCCTCATTTTTTTTTGGATAGTCTGGAAAAACAATATCCATACATAAATTTAAAAAATCACATAAATTTTTTGCGACCCTGTAAGATTTTTTTGTTCCTGAAATTACTCTATTTAAAATACTTGGGGTTGTTTCAAGTTCTTTTGCAAGGATTTGAAGTGTAATATCTCTAACCGCTATTTGATTTGAGATATATATTCTCCTTGCTATGTCTATTTTTGGGTTGTTATTTGGTGTTGTTTTTTTACTTTTTTCCATCTATATTATTCCTATGAGTGAAATTAATTTAACTTACAAGCATAATATAGCTTATACGCAAGATATTGTCAATAAAAAATATTGGTTCCCAATGATATTTTAACAAAATCTTGCTTATACGCAGTTAATTGACAGTAGTGGGATGGGTTTACCAATAGGGAACAAGTTAAAAAAAATAGTTCCCTATTAACAGAAAACAAAAGGAACTTATGAGTATCGGAAACAGAATTAAAACAGTAAGGAAAAAACTAGGATATGATCAAAAAGAATTTGCAAGTTATTTAAAAATACCTTTACGCACATTGCAATCTTATGAGCAAGATACGGTGTTGCCATCACTAAAAAATATCACAAAAATTAAAGATAAAACTGGAACATCATTGGCATGGTTAATTGAGGGACATGATATTGCTACTAATCAAGCTTCAAATAAGCAAGATAATACTGAAAAAGAAAGCCATAATTTTGTTCAGCTTCCACTTTTAACAAAAGCAGGAGCGGCAGTAGCAGGTTATACAGAGGATTCTATAGATGAATATGAAAAATATGCATTTAAAAAAGATTTTATTAAGCGTATTGCAGGGGGATCATCTGCTGATACTTTAAAATATTTATTTTTAGTAAGAATAGCAGGAGACTCCATGTCTCCAACATTGCTTAATAATGAAATAGTTCTTGTCAATGCGACACCAGGGCAATCTTTTAAAAACGGTGGTATTTATTTAGTAAGAGATATATTAGATGAATCCACCCTCGCAAAACGAATATATAAAGATGGGAAAAATATTATATTACACAGCGACAATTTAAACTACCAAGATAAAACAGTCCACTTATCAGACAATATAAAAATTGAAACAATTATAATTGGTCGTATTGTTTGGGGAGGACGTTACTATCTATAAGTTTGTGTTTTCAATACCTTCTGTTTTATGTTAATATATTTTTGTCTCAAAATAAATGGCACATAATTTATACAGGAGAAAAAATGTCTTTAATAATATGTAAGGAATGTGGAGAACAGGTTTCATCAAAAGCAACAGATTGCCCACAATGTGGCTATCCTTTAAAAAAGAAAGGCAATAAGTTTTTTAGTGGATGCGGTTGCTTGCTTGTAATAATATTGGGTTGTTTTTTATTGTTTTTAATACTTTCCTATCAGGGCGATAAAGTTAGTTCATATAATTATGATTCTTCATCGACAAACAAATATAATAATTCAAAACCTCAGAATTCCAAACTTATTAATAATCATTCTGTAAATAAAACATTAACTTTAAATAAAGAACAAACAGATTTGCTTAATGATTTGCAACAACAAGGGTTAATCAGTATTGATGCAAAAAATATTACTGTTGAAGTTGAACCGGTTTTTTGGTCCAAAATGAAGTTTTCTTTAAAAAAAGATTTTTCTGCTACTTGTGCAGTCTTTATAGCACATAAAAGAAATAAAGATTTATATTGGTGTTATATTGTAGATATGTACTCAGGGAAGAAGCTTGCAAAATATAGTCAATCTTGGGGATTTACTTTGTATTAATATTTCTCAAATTAAATGACACAAACACCCTTAAAACTCCCTTTCTTGCGTGCCATTTAATTTGAGATTAAAAAAGTTATTCACATATTATTTTCAATAAGTTATGATAACTTTCTCTCTTCTCCCCAATTCTCAAATTAATTGACCCCTTACATTTTCAATTTAGGATTTTTTTATGTAAAATTTAGAAAAACTAAAAGGAGACTCTGTTTGGATGAATCAATTAATATAAAAGAAACTTTCCCAGATGTTGAACCAGAAATAGACCGTATGTTTAGAACTGGGGAAATTGCAACAAGTTGCCTACTTCCCTTACATGCTGTTTTTAAAACTTTTATAAAAGAGCCAGCTTTGCTAAGACAGGAAGTTCTACTAAAAAAAATTGTTGTTCATTTAAATGATGTAATGAAGTTTTTAAAAACAACACCTGAGGATTATTTTAATAAAAATATTACCAATAAAGACAACCTTATATCTATAATTTACAAATGTCTTCAAATTGGAATAACAAATCATGAACAAGAAAAGCATGAAGCTTTGTTAAATATTATTGGAAATGTAATAATTGATATTGACATTGAAGAGGAGTTGCAGAGATTATTTTTAAATTATCTAGATCAACTTACTATCCCTCATATAAAAATACTTGAATTTTGTCACAATCCTGAACCACATATAAAATATTTAGTCAAAAATGGTTATTCAGAATATATAAGTACAAAGGATGATATTGGCAATCGCTTCAATTTTTTTGAAAATAACTGCAATCTAGTAAAAGCTTTTTGGAATGATTTAGAAATAAAAGGGCTAATAATATACACTGGAGGACTAAGAACTCAGAGAAGAACTACAAAGCTAGGTGATGACTTTTTAAGGTTTATTAGTGACTACAAAAACAGCTATGATTAACAAAAACACATTAACTTAGCTTTTTAATCATTTCTCCTAGCCAACTTATTTGCAAGAATTGATATTAAACCACCGAGCATAATATATCCTAATACAACTTCGGAAGCCACATAAAACATTCCTTTGTTTGTGATTGGTGTAATATCTCCAAAGCCAAGTGTTGTAAAAGTAACAACAGAATAATACATATAAGTCCAAATGTTTTTGTCTAAAATTCCATCGTTAAGGTAAATATTGTCAGTACCTAAATTATTAAACAAAAATCCAAATAAAATAGCAATAAAAGCACTCCACATTGCCCATAAAACAATATTTCGTCCATAAAAGGAAGAAATCCACCAAGCAAACTGTACTAATTTCATAGTGTAATAAGAAATAGGTCTTCTAAGCCAATTCCAAGTTTTATTCAAGATTGTAAACTTTTTAAATTTCACTGATTTTTTATTATTAATCCCATTTCTCCATGCATTCAGCCAAGCTTCATCTCGAACTTTGCGCCCGAAAACAGGATTAAAAAACTGTATATTATTCACTAAACCTTTGGATAGAATTTCAATAATCTCTTGATCTTTTTTTATAGTGTCAAAAATAGTATCTCCAAATTTTGTTTTTTCAAATTTTGTATTTTTGTCAATAGTGGGCTTTATGAGTACAGAAGATTGAAATGTCGCATATTCCCAATTTGTTGAAGAGAGAGTTACATTCTTTAATAAACAGTCTTTTATAAAACAATTGATAAATAATGACTTATTTAAATTTACAACCTCAATAGTTGAATCAATTATTTTTGATTTTATAAAAGAACTAAATGTTAATGATATATCTTCAAACTCACATTCTTTGAAAGTTGTATTATCAAAAATACTCGCAGAAAAATTTGATTTATAAGTAAATTTACATTTACTAAAATTACTATTATTGAAATTACATCTAAGCATTTTTGTATTTTGAAAATCAACATTTTTCATAGTGGAATTTTTGAATTCTGGCTGTATTGCAGATGATTCATTAAAAATTACCTTGTCTTGCGATTCAGTTATTATCTCAGAATTTGAAATTTTTGAATTAATAAATTTGACATTTTTGAGCTTTGAATTGTTGAAATTTGAGGAGCCTCTGAAAATACTTTCTGAAAAATCTGAGTTAATTATTTCACAACCTATGCAATTAATTGAATCAAATTTAGCATTAATAGCATAAACATTTTTTAAAACACAATCTCTGAAGTTAACTTCTTTATAGTCAGCTTCCTCAAAATTGATATTTTTTAGAGATTTTGATTCATGAAATATAATTTTAGAACTTTTTGTATCATAAAAGTCCACTTGATCTAAATTTGAACCATAAAATGAAGTATTATTTAATATTGCTCTTGTAAAAGTGACTTCTGACATTTTACATTTATTAAATGTTGCACCTGATAAATCACATTGGTGAAAATGACATTTATTTATAGTACAATTTGAAAGGTCAATTTCTCTAAAAGTTTTTAAAAGTGGAAATAGCTCATTCTTTGTTAGTAATTCAAAGTTAATTTCTTTTAATTCTAACGGCTCATAATTTGGATCATTTTTAAGGTTATTAAACCACTTATTCCAATGCTCAACACCTTGAATTAATTGATAAAAATATTCTCTATCGTTTTGAAAATTTACCTGATCCTTCATAAACTTTTCAAATTGTTCTCTACTTACTGGTAACTTGTTTTCTTCAGTCATATTTTTATTTTATATGTATTGGTTAGGTTAAGCAATTTTTTATAAATTTATTTGTTCAATTTTTGAGAGATGTTTTTAGCTTTTTCATAAAGTTTATATTTTTGCAAAATTTTTAGCGTAACTTCATGTTCATCAATATATTTCATAAAATCTTTTTCTTTTTCGTCAAATAGACTTAAGTATTTTTTTAAATCGTTTGAAGCATTTTTTTTATTTCCAATAGCATCAAAAGCTTTTCCTCTTTTGAGATATACCCATGGATACCCTTTTTGAAATGGAATTCCCTTATTAAATGCCTTAATAGCTTTGTTATATTTTTTCATTTCTAAATATGTCCACCCTAAATGATAGTAATAGTCCATTCCTGGTTGAATTTTTTCATTATTATTATAACAGTCCATAACTTCATCTAATATTTTTAACACCTTCTCATAGTCACCATTAGATCTTAGTCTATTAATGTTTTTTCTTTGTTCTCTTGATTTAAAACAATCATCTGAGTTAGGGTAGGAATTGGTAATTGACAAAGATATAAATATTAATCCTATAATAATTTTTAACATATTTCCTCCTTTCTTATTATTATAAATTTTTTATATAATAACATAATTTTTTAAAAAGTAGCTTCCCTTAACTATTAACAATAAATCTCCCCTCAAATTCACTCTGCATCTTACTAAACTTTTCAAATTGTATTCTACCTACTGACATTTCATTCATCTTGTTTATTATATTAATTTTTGTGTATTACTCAGGTAATACTTTTTTTACTATTTGCAATAAAAAAAGGCTCCAGAAAACTGAAGCCTGATTATAATTAATTTTCTCTACGGACACCCTTGAATTTATTACTGTCTGCTTTAACATCCATAATTCTTCCTGTTACAGTATCTCTCTTTATCCATCTGTTAATTTTAGGGTTAAAAAATTGAGAGCGACTTGTCACAGCTCCTTTCCTTGCATTATCATCATACGGTTTATTTTTTGCCATTTTAACTTACCTCCTTTTCAGGTTTAACTTTTCTTTTATCTTCGTTTACTTCAAAACAAAAAACTTTCTTTCCACATTCAGATACTTACGGCCTCTTTCTGTTTTTTAATGTAATATAAGTGATATAAATTTTCATACTTTAACTCCTATAAAGGTAAAATTGTAGTTCATATACAATCTCCTATTTTATTTATGTAAAATACATACATTCATTCATAACATCAATTTTAAACTGAAATTCTTATTGACATTTTTAGGAAATTTATTTAAAGTATGATTGTAAAGAAGATATACTTTAATGTACCCTTAGAGCTTAGAATATTTGGCGATATCCTAAGCTCTTTTTGTTGAACTACAACAATGAAAGCAATTTACTAATTTCATAGTAACCTCCTTAAGATTAATATTTATCTGGGATATGTTGCTTTACTTTGCTTATCTGATTTCCATAATTTTTATAACTTATTTTTTTATGGTAAGCCAAGCAACCAATAATAATAGAAGAATTTATTTTGAACTTTTTAGAACAGTTATCAATCTTTGCTTGATTAACTCTTTTAGAGCTTTTAAAATAATCTAAAATTTCAGAAATCATTAATTTTTTAGAGGCTAAATTATCAGCTTCTTTTTCTGTTTCAATTGTAGTATCTAGATTATCTAAACTATCAATAAATACTTGTTGTGCTTGGCTTGAATGATGCAAAATATGAGCTATTTCATGAGCTATAGTGAACCAAAAATTATCAATTCTGTCATATCGTGCAGTATAAGCAATCACTGGATTGCCATTAATCCAAAATGATGCCCCATCTGTATATGTTTTTTCTAAGTGTGGAACTAATGTGAAAATCACACCTGTATTTGACAATTCGTTCAAAAAATTCTCTATTGACTCAGGTGTATAAATGTAATTGCATAAATTATTATATAATTTTTCTAGTTGATTTCTATCATATTTTTTTTCCTGATTATTCTTTATATTTCTTTTTACTTGTTGCAACCAAGTTAAAGCGTGATAAGGAGAAAAATTCTTAAATGCACTAGATTTCCTGAATAAAGCATCTACTTCCTTCTCCAAAAAATCAAAATTTAGCTCCGTCATATCCCAAAACCTTTTAACAGCATTTATCAAGCCTTTGATATCTTTGTGATCTTTTGGCAACCAGCCTTTTCTTCGCATATCACTAACTGGCATATACCTATAAATTAAAGCTTTTGCAGAGGTATTTTTGTATTCTGCTGACTCCTCTAAAGCTACTCTATAATTTGCGTCAAGATTAATCCAATATTGAGGAGATTGCTTAAATGTTGCACTTAATAATTTGGCAAGCTCCATGGTAACAGGAGTTTTATTATTTAAAATATTACTTACTTGTTTTTGAGAATAACCAATAATTTCCGACAATTCCTTTTGAGTCCAACCATAAAATTCTAATTCTTCTTTTATGGCATCCCCTGGTCCCAAAATTATAAATGGTTTGTATTTACTAGCCATTTCTCCCTCCTTTAGACTCATAATGTTTTGAAATTTCTATAATCAAAACGTTACTCACAGTTTTTTCTGCATTTTCAAAGTCAATATCAAAGATTAAACGATATTGATTGTTTAATCTTATTGAAAATCTATTTTTAAATCCCTCCAATCCTTCAAATTCATTAGATGGTGGCTTTCTTAAATCATTTATTGAAACAGCTGCATCTATCATATTAACCCTCAAAATAAACTTTTTTATAATATTTTTGTCAAATTTGAGTTTTTTGCTTTTTCCTGTTTCATAAAGTTCTCTATAGTGTTTGTTTTTAAAGTCTCTTTTCATTTAATATCCTAATTATAGTATAGTACAAAAACTTTAACTAGCAATAAGAGTTTACTTCATAAGTTAATCTTGGTCAACCCTTAAATTCTAAAAAAAGCTACTCAGAACTGCTTATTGCAGTTTGGCAACTAAAATTTAAAAGTTTATCAACCTTTTTGTCAACCAGAGTAAAGAAAAAGGAATCAGAAAAACTTACCTCTTTTATAAACTTAATTCAAAGCTTTCTTCAAATTATCCAGCTCTTCTTTAATGGCAATATTAAAAAAGGGAATGTTTCATCTTGTATTAGCCCATTTTTTTGAATTAATACAATTTTAATATTCAAAAAATAATTTCCAGTAATTAAAAAATTTTCCTGTTTCATTTCCAATTATTATCAACATTTCTCTTTACTTCTATATTTTCTGGACTTTGCGTGCTGGTATGGTCAAAGTGGAGGTAAACACAATGGAGATAATTTTAGAAAACCTAATATTTATCAAAGAAAATTTAGTAAGAAAATCTTTTAAAAATACTTTTTATTAGTAGCAAT